CGTCACGCTCAGAAGCGGAGCCGGAGGCGTGGTCGGGTAGGGCTGGATCGAATACGGCGCGTAACCTTGATTCGTGTCAGGCTGCGGACCGGGGATCAGATTGGGGAAGATGTCCACTTGCAGAAACGCAAGGTTGGACAGATTCACGCTGAGACCTTTGCGGTCAAAAATGCCGATGCGGAAATCGACGTTCTCCCCACGCCAGAACGCCGGTGACTCACCAGTGTCGAGGTCGAACGGCGGAACCGGCGGAACGCTGCGCGTCGTCAGTTGAAGCCGGATGGAGATGGCGGATTCTGCGCTCATGCTGACCAGATTTGGCAGGTGACTTCGGAGGGGTCGATGGCGCTTCCGTTCACGCAATCGCGCACACGGAACTGGAAGGAACTGGTGGTCTTGATGTCACCGGGGAACCGAGTCGCCATGCAAAGCTGGGCCGAAGAATCGTCCTGATTGCTGGACAGCGAAAACGTGTAGTTTTCGTAGGGAATGGCCGTCGGAAAAGTGATCGTGTAATTGCCCGTGCCGTTGCGTGTCAGCGTGGCGTTGTAGGCGTCATAGACGCTGCCGCCGCTTTGACCGTTGAAAAAGATCCACGCTTTTGCCACTCCGGGCATTGAAGGAGCCAGCGTCGCCGCGACCAAACGCCAGTCGTTTGTCTCGGTCGTGGGGTCGTTGTTCAGATTGGTATCGGTCAGCGAGACATACGGCACGCCGTCAACCTGACACCACGAGCCGATGTAATACGTCGTGGCACTGTCCCACTCGGGCAAACCCGCTTGCATCAGGTACGCGAGCTGACGGGAGAACAGGAAGTCGAGAGCGTTGCGATCTTGCAGCGCGGGAGAGTTCGATCCCTGCACGGCTGCCGACCAACCGTTGAGGTATTGGCTCAAGGCTTGGATGACGGCGGGGTCGCTGGAGTACGCAATGGTGCCAGCCGCGAGCGAACCGAACTGGGCGATGTTGCCCGAGGGGGTCAGAGAACCACCGAAAATTTTTTGAATCGCTCGCGTGATCTTGGACATAGGTATCGAATTAGTGGAGACGTTAAATTAGTTCAAGCTGATTACGGCGGAGGGGAGGAGTTCAAATACTCCAAAGTCACCGTCAGAGGGGATGCGGTAGCCGTGAGTCCGCGAGAGTCTGTCACCACGCAGCGCCATGTCGTGACGTTGGTGGTATCGAGAGCGGCAAAACGGGCGAAGTTGGTGGGCGACTCTCCCTGACTGACTACCGAGGTAACGTACTCCGAAGTGACACCGCTAGTCGTGAGAAGCTGCCAGTTGTAAGAATACGGTGCGACGCCATTGGTAACGCTCACCGAGATCGGGGTGTTCGTTGCAATCGTGGCAAACGCCGCGCTACCTGACACCGTTCTGGATAACGTCGCAGAAGACATTGCAGCCGTCATCGTCACGAAGGTGAGACTTACGCCCATCGGCTTTGGCAGAAAAGCCTCCAACGTACTCAGAGGAAGCGGCGTGCCTTCTTCGATGGTGTACGTCATGGTCATGTCGGCATTGTCCGCCAAGAGAACAAGACCGGGGAAAAAAGTATGCAGATACTCTTGGATCGACGCCAGCGTACCGTTGTTGGAGTTGAGGATGATCTTGAGCTGGATTGCTAGGCGGTACGCTGAATCCGTGAGATCCGTGTTGCGGGTGCCGTAATCCGAGTAGTTGTAGAACACCGCCAGAGCGTTGACTGCGGTGTCGGTGTAATCACGAAACCCGTTTTGATTTTGCTCGGACGGAACCGTGATGAGATAATCCCAGAAGCCGTAGTAGGGCAGATCCTCGGGTGGGCCGGAGTTGCGAGGGACGCCGACGTATTTGCCCAACGTGTCGAGCTGAACACCGATGGCGGTGTCGATGTTGAAAGCGTCGTCGATGTCTTGAATCACCAAGTCCCCAACCGCCTGCTTGGAGTAAATGGCGATGTTGGCCCGCGCACGGGTTTGCCATTTGTACTGGAGCAACAGCAGGTCGCAGTAATACGAAATTACGTTGGCGAGATTAGCTGCCATTGATGATGATCCGGGCCGAAGCCAAAGCCCATTGGTTGTTGATTGCGTCGGTATCTAAGAGAGAAACGTAAGTGCTGCCGTCGTTGCTGACCCCCATAGCACTGACGGAACCATTGGGGGCGATGGACTCGACCAGAGCGGTGATCTCCGAGGCGACCGCAGGTTGGGCAATCGTGTAGCTGAGTTGAGCGAGGATCTGACTGCGGATGAAGTTCGCATCGACCGAACCCGTGACTGCCACAATGTCGAACGAGATGTACAAGTTCTCGGACGTAGGCCGATCAAACTTGATTGGAAAATACGTTCCGTCCACTTGCGGCACTGACACCGTAACGGTCCCCTTCATGCCGCAACCGGCATTGCGTTTGACGTAAATCGCATTGGCTACGGCTAGGTTCGTGCCGCCTTTCACGATGCACCAGATCGAGTGACCGGGGATGCCGTTGGCGTCAGTCGTATTGGTGTCGTTCTCGTACACCTTTGCCTCGGTGACATCGGTCGTGTTGAGCAGTGCGCCGAGCAGTCCTTCGAGATAACCTTGGCTGGGCAGAGCGACAGACTTCTGACGGCGGATGCGCAGGGCATAATCGGTTTCTTCGTTGAGCCCCAGCGTCGTGTAGGTGGCGGGATTGTTGACCGCCGTAACGCCCAGCGTGACGGTAACGATGGAGATAATCGTGTTGGGCAGTGAGCTGACCGCACCGATCAAAGCCGCTTGGAAAACCAAGGAGGTCGAAGCTCCTGCACCGAACGCATACGTCGAGACGAGCTGGTACTGATTGCCGCTCGTATCCGCAACCGTGAACGGCGTGAGGGAAGTATCGAGACCGGGCAACGACAGCGCCCGGTCTGTCGTGACGACGACGTTCTGAATCGTCTTGGTGCCAGCATTGCGAATGACGCCGTTGATCGCGCACCGGGCATCGAGAGACGTGCCGACGGCTTTGTCAGGATCGAACGAGTTGTAAATTTGCTGAGACAGTTCCAACACATCGGTCTTCGCTTGCGCGATGATGTTCACCATCTGACCGTCGGGCGAGTTGGCATCGACATTGATGTTCGCACCGTAGATCTGACGCATACCCGGATAACCGGGAGCGCCGTCAAGGATCTCCGCAATGATCTCAGGGGTTGTCTGAATCGTCAGACCCGAACTGTCGATGGCGTTAGGCATGGTCAGAGAAGTTGAACGGAGTTGGTCACGTTTCTGGAAAAGATCGTGTCAATGTTATAGGTCACGGTCAAGGCTCGCGAACTCGCGTTGAAGGTCGGCGTCACGGAGTTGACCCGCACTACGCCGTAGCTTTGCACGATGACGGTACGGCATTGGAGAACGATACCCTGCTGGGCGGCGGGGTTCTTGCCGCCCAGCAGATTGCGCCAGTCGATGCCGTCAGCGGTGGCGAAGAAGCACTCGCCCAGCCAGACTTGCAGTCGGGTTTTGAGGTTGGCGGCGATGGCTTTCTCGTTGCGGAAGTAGCTTTGCACACCACTGCCGAAAGACCAATCGCTAGTGGAATCTATGGCTCGGAAGATCATGGTTGAATGTAGTTTTGGACAGAAGTTCCGGGACTGAGATCCTGACTGTTGGTATTTACCGGAACCATCAGGGCCTGTTGGTAGAAAAGAGGATCTACCTGTGCACTATCTTCGGCTCTAACATTGTTTTGATGAACGATGTTCATGCTTAAACTTTCAACAACCACCGATTTAGAACCACCAAAAAATGAATTCCCCGTTATTGATACCGCACAACAACCAACTGGTGTGCCCAATTTATCATAAACCAGAGGACTAGAATTTGAAAGTCGGATGGAATCGTTTCCCGTGCTAAAAAATTTATTCCCACTAAGAGTGGAAAATTGAACCTGTCTTAAAAACAGGTTGGCCGAAAGCGAATCTCCGCCGATAAAATAACAGTTGGAGCACAATAGTCCTTGAACATTGTTTGCATAAATACTGTGACAATTTCCAACAGTTTGTAAAACCCAACTTGAATACGGACCGCTACCGACAGTTCCGGTTACTTCGCTTGCTATTCCGGTAATAGTTCCAGTTGAGGAATTATATGCAGTGATCGTTACTAAGAAAGTATCTGCGGGAACTGCGGTTGATATTACTCTCATTTTAGCACCAACGGCTACTACTAACGGAGAAACAGTTGTAACTACCGGATTACCGGTAGGCACATAGTTATCTCTTAATTGTATATTTACAGTATCTCCGTTAGCTGGTAAATTAAACGACGAAGTGCTAAGGAAAGTGCCAACCCTTGCATCAGTGTTCACATTCACCAGTTGAATTGAGGTAATTCTAAGGGCCGTGCTTGGCCTAGAAAAATACATACTGATGAGGGTGCCTATGAAAAAGGTATTTAATAGAGCAGCTCCTTCGTGGTACTGATCGCAATAAACTCCGTAAGTCCAAAAACTGAGATTGGTATTTGAAATCAGAGTTCCTACACAAATGGTGTTAAATTTTATTGCGGTATTTCCAAGCACTACCGATTGTCGTCCACCGTCAAAAATAGAATTGCTGATAATTGCATTGTGAGCGTTGACCAATTCTATCCCACCAGTCCAAGGCTTACTGCCTTCAACAAGACTAAGCCTATCAACAAAAACTAAATTCCGTACGTGAATAGTTGTTGGTGGATTACAATTAAACTTAATCGCCAAACAGGAAACATCACATCGGAATTGGATGTTGGTTACGGAAAAACACGCAAATTGAGAAGTGTCGGTAAATTCAAATAGACCCGTTGAAGATTGAGCGGCCACTATTGAGCTATCCCCGTCTCCGGAAATTCCAATAGCCTTACCCGGAGAGGAGATTATTTGTTTGGTTGTCCGGTATCTTCCTGACGGAAAATAAACAACACCTCCGTTAATCGCGGCTATTGCGGCGGCAATTGCTGCGGCTATTGCCACAGTGTCGTCTGCAACATCATTTCCCACCGCCCCAAAGTCTTTGACGTTAAACACGTCCGGTCCATACCAATCTAACTGGGTGGTACTGGTTAATGCGCTTGCGGTATTTCGTCCTAAACGAGCGTACTTATTGCCCGCAGCAGTTGGTATTGCGATGCCGCCACCGCCAGTAGATGCGATAGTAATTGCTCCCGCAGCGTTGGTGATCGTGATGTTTGACCCGGCAGTGAGAGTAGATTTGCTCAAACCCCCGGTAGAAGTGTTGCCGATTAGAATTTGCCCGTTTGTGTAAGTCGATTGACCTGTGCCGCCATTGCCGACGGCAACGACGCCGGTTACGTTTGCAGCGTTCCCGGTTATACTGCCACTCGGGATAACGTAGTCTGTTCCCGCCACAGCTGCGCTGACTGCTCCACTGGTTGAGTTACCCTTTAAGATCCCGTTGACGGTCGTCTTTAAGGTGATGGCGGCGGCTAATGTCGGCGTCGCAACCGTGCCGTCAAAACCGTTAGCATTAACAACCGAAACACTCGTAACCGTACCGCTGCCGCTGACAGAACCGTATTCCAAAGCATTTTCGGCAGCATTGACCTTCAATACTTGTCCCGCCGTACCTAAAGCCAATTTAGCAAGCGTGGTAGAATTGGAAGCGTAGATCAGATCTCCTGTGGTATAGGTGGTAAGCCCGGTGCCGCCGTTGCCGACGGCAACGGTGCCCGATACGTTGGTGGCAAGACCGTTAAACGCTACGACACCCGAGTTGCCGACTCGGGAAATAGAACCGATGTCGCCGCCGCTGCCACGAAACGCGATGTAGGTCGTGCCGCTGGTGTCGGAGGAGTTGATAAGAGTCAGGCCATTGCCTGCTCCAGTGTAGGTTCCAGTTTGGAGTCCCGTGAGCGCAAAGTTGGTTGCAGTGGAGCTGCCCGTCACCGTAAGTCCGCCTTGCGTAATAATAACGCCTGTTGCGGGCGTCAGGTTAATTGGCCCTTGACCCGAAGAGATCTGCAACGCTCCATCTGCATCTAAGCGTTTGATGACATTCCCGAATGTGTTGAAAGTAATTCCTGTGGCACTTGTAACAGCAATGGACGGGAAGCTGGCTGCTCCTGTGCTCGACAATGTTCCGGTGATTGCCAATCCGGTAGAGGAGAATACGCCAATTTGTGTGGCAGAGGTGCCTACACCAATAACGACTTGGCCGACGTTATTAGCGGTAATTCTCCCTCTTTCTCCACTAGTTACATTTCCCAAAAAAAGATAAGCGTCGTTGATACCGGAACTTTTCGCATAAAATGACCCAAATCCTGCCGTGCCCTGCGAGTAGGTGATGGCATTTGTGTCGCTAAATGTTGCGCCTGCGGTGCTGCTTACTGCTCCAGTGATTGCAACTCCGGTAGAGGAGAATAGCGCAACAGAAGCCCCTGTCCGCTGCAAAATAGTTACGTCAGCAGAGGAGCCAAATCCGCCAATCATTGCGCCAAAAGAGGTGCTTCCACCAAACTGGGCTTGACCAGAAAAAGAGGAACCGACTCCGCCTCCACTAGAAAGGATGGTGGACGTGCTCGACAAAGCCCCAATCACGGCTGCTCCGGCTGTTCCCAGCGTTAGAATCGTTGAGGTGCCAGCGTCGAGAGCGCGCAAGCGCAACGACCCTTTGTAGTCAAAATATGTGTCTCCTGCGACAACTGTGATCTGGCCGGTTGTGCCGTCACTGGCCGACCCCATGTAGAACGCGGTGGAGGCTCGGCTGGTCGTAAACACCGACGTGCTCGGCGTCGTCGCGCCGATGGCGGTGGAGTTTAGGCCGGTGGAGGTGAGCGTCGCAACCTTTTGAAGATTTACACCAAATTCAATGTTGGTTGCTCCTGTGGTTACTAAAACCGTAGCGTAAGGTGAGCCGCCAACCACTAACGCGCCACCCGTGCTGCGCTCAACGCCCAGTTGGTAGTTACCACCCGTGTTGCCTACTTCTTGAAATTGTTGATTTATTGACGTGCCGGTGCGCGACAGATATTTAGCTCCGTCAATCGTGGAGGTAATCTGTTCGCTCGCGGTAATCGCCGTAAAAGCCCCCGTATTCGCCATCGTACCTCCAATAGGGCCGGGAGAAGGAAATGACGTGACGTTCGCCGTACCGTTGAAGCTAGAGCCGCCAATGGTGCGCGCGTTTGCCAACTGGGTAGCCGTAGCCGCATTGCCCGTAGTGTTCTGATTAAGCGTCGGGAAATCACCGGCAACTGCAATGGATGGAACGCCGGTGGTGGTCGTGTTCTTGAGGATACCCGTAGCCAACCCTGCCAAAGAAGTCCCGTTGATTCGAGTGACGGTAGAAGTAAGTGCGCCGGTGCTGCCCGCTGCCGTGACATCGCCATTGATCGAGATCGTCTGATTGCCGGTGTTGGTGCCGCTGGAACTGCCGCTAAAGTTAGCAGCTCCAATGTTTCCGGTAGCAGTAATGGTTTCCGTCGCCGTGATCGCCGTAAAAGCCCCCGTATTCGCCGTCGTACCTCCAATAGGGCCGGGGACGGGAAACGACGTGACGTTCCCCGTACCGTTGAAGGAACTGCCGCCAATGGTGCGTGCCGTTTGGAGAGCGGTAGCCGTAGCCGCATTGCCCGCAATGTTCGTTTGATCGCCGGTGTTGCTGCCGCTGGAACTGCCGCTAAAGTTAGCAGCTCCGATGTTCCCGGTTGCAGTAATCGTCGTTGCCGCAGAGATGCTACCTGTCGAGGTGACGGAAGAGAATCTGCCGCTGGCGGCGGTAATGGCTCCAATGGTCGAACCGTTGATAGGTACGCCGTTGATCGTGCCGCCCGCACCTGCCGTAATCGCGGCACCTGCAATCGAGCCGCCAGTGATCGTGACGTTGTTCGCCGCTTGAGAAGCGATGGTACCTAAAATGATGGCCGATGGGCCAAGGGTCTTGCCATCCGTAGTAGCGAATAGCGCCACGGTGCCGACCGTCACGGTTGAGCTGGGGCCGAACACGTCACCCGCACCACTAGGCACGCTGCCAATCAAAGTGCTGCCACTGCGAACCAGAAACTCTCCGTCGGCAACCGCGCCGATTGTGAGCTTGGTCCCGCCGCCAGTGGTGGTATGGATAGCCGCGACATTGGGACTGGGGTAATTGCCCGACAAATCGCCCGAAGCGGAGGCGGTAGCGCCAAGAAAATTAGAGCTAGGCAGGAACGCTGCCGTACCCAGAGTGCCGCCATCGGCAATTTCAGTACCGGCTGCATCTGCCCACAGCGCGACATTGCCGATGGTCGAGGAGGCTGGGCCGGTGACATCGCCAGTGCCGGGAGCAACGGTAGCCCCGACGACGGTTGCTCCGACTCGTTTAAGAAACTGGTTATCCGCAACCGTACCAAAGGCCAGCCGTTGACCGGTGCCGTCGTGCATGGCGACGACTTGGGGATTGGGATACGCATACGCGAGATCCCCGCCCGCTGGTCCCCAGTTCGCCGGTAGCACGACGACGGGCAAGCCCGCAATCGTCGAGCCGACGGGTTGCACTTGACCGGCTGGAGCGTTGAATATCGTCGTCTCGATGGCTTGGAGATCCGCGCCTTCGAGGAGGTAGCAGGTAACAGTGCCATCGACCAACGCCGTCTGGGTCGTCGGTTCGAGCTGATTGGGCGAAACGACTGCGATGCCAAAAGAGATTTTGTTGATGTACTGCCGAAGGATGTTCGGGGAAGACACCATGCGCTGACCGGTGGCGATCACCGTGCCGTTCCAACTCAGATCGTAGAACCACCCCGTCTGTTGTGAGACGTAGGAGAGCGACCAAACTGCCCGAGTCCCGTCAGCAAGGACGAGCGTGGACTGTTGTTTCGGTTGCTCCGATAGGCCCGTGATAATCTTCATTTGAGGAGTTGTTGGATGAGAGTGTTCACGTCTTGAATTTGTGTTACCGCACTGCCGCTGGGTGACTTCTCATCCAATTTGTTCAGCGCGGTTATGAGAGTGGTCATCACGTTTTTCAAGGTAGTATCTTGATTGCGGATACTTATTTTGCCGCTGTCTTCCAGCCCGACAATCGTGGTGCCGTGTCGCATTTCCACGTCCACCGAGTAATCGGGAATCGGGTTGGCCTGATGCCGGAAGCCCACGATCACCAGTCCGTCGCTCAGGTCATGCGTGCGAGCGGTGTTGGGAGCCGCAACCGCGCCAGACTCGTACCAGTTGTCGATGTCGCGGTCGTTAAACAGGACGAGGCAGGAGTCGCCCGGACTGACCGGCATGGTTAGGCATCCGCCGCCACCAGAGGGCACAAACACCGGACATTGCGTCAGGACCGGGTACGGCACGGTCTTGTCGCCAAAAACCGCAAGGGCGGCGATCTGGACGGATGCCGTCTGCTTGGTGGTGTCGAATGAGACGATGGTGCCGATCCGATGACAGTTCAGCTTCAAAGCCGAATTGTTCATCCAAGTGTCCAGCACCAGCCGCATATCCGGTGCCGCGATAGACGATAGGGGTGCGGTGTTCATTGGACGAGATTGGCTTCGATTGCTCTAAAAGACGTATCGTTGAAGAAGAGTTGAACCTTGGTAAGCGCATCCCCGCCCACGCGAGGTGAAATGGTTCCCCGATGCTGAATCCCCATGACCTTCCAGTTACGATTGTAGAGGGGTTGAGCAGAGCTTTCGAGTCGGACTAGCTGATACAAAGTCAGTCGAGGCTCGAAGATCATCTCGAAATCAAGACTGGCGTCACTGCGTTGCGGACTGCCCAGCAATCCCGTAGCCGATGAAATCAACGGGATCTGCCCCGCGATGACTTCTTCTCGGTTAAGAGCTTTGACCTGACCGTTGTCGATGACGGCGGTAAATCCGCTTTTGAGCTGGATCAGTTGCCACGCATTGCCGAACAAAACTTCACCGCGTTTGTTGGCGACAGGGTAGTTGCCGACGATGGGGATTCCGTCCAACCCCGTCATCAGTTTTGAAAGTCTGGTAATGGTTTCGGTCCCGGTAGATCCCGCTTCCAACGTCAGCGAAACTTGGTTCACATTACTCATCTGCCAACCGCCATCGTAGGCTTGGATCTCAGTAATAAAGTCCACACCGCGACGATAGGAGTATGCCGTTTTGACGGTGCCGTTAAACACCAGAGGCATAAAGTTGCCCGCAGGAGACCAGTATCCTGCGCGAAATTGAACGGCTCGAAAACCCGTGAATACGAAGCTGTCTTTCTGAATCGCGTTACGAGTGACCTCGCCCAGATTGTAGATTCGGAACGTAGCCGTTTGAGCCGTCGCTATACCGCCTCGATTGATCTCGAACTCGATGGTGAACGGCAAAGAAATCGTGACACTCTTATTTGCCAAGAACCGCCGTTGCAGAGGAGAGGTATTTACCCCGTCGTCCACCTCGACGGACAAAGAATATACCCGGTCAAACTTTTGCATGACTATGGCGTTCCGGTTGGACTCATCCCCGCAATTACCGTTTGAGATTGCCCGAAAGTAAGATTCTGCAAACCGACGACGCCGTTCTGGGAAATACCGGAGCGTTGAAGAGTAGCCCGACCCGCCAAGTTGCCGGGGGTAATCGTGACCGTTTCGACTTTGCTGATACGCTTAAACTGTATCCGAATGTCCGATACCGTGCGGGTGTCTTCGCCTTGCGTGGCGTTGAGCGACATGATCGCCATGTTGTTCCAGATGCCCCAAGGAGTCTCGACGCTGAACAACTGCCGACCCTTCCAGAGTTGGTAGAAATACCCAAAGACGTAGCTTTGCTTGGTCTGATTGGGTTCCTGCGGAGAGCGAGAATTGTAGTACCCAAAAAGACTTTGGGAATCGGATATGGCTGCTTGCTGCCGCTCAGGTTCAATCTCCATCTGCACCATCGTTTGAACCACGCCATCCGTAAATTCTGGCAAGTAACCGGGGATCTCTGGCAACGCATTGGTTTGCTGGGAAATGTTGCCTTGCGTGGGTTGGATACCCGCCAGCTCTGCGACTAGCCCGCGCACACTGATGATCTCAGGTTTGAGCGCGATGTGGTCTTGGATCGCCGTGTTGTTCTCGATGAAGTGATCGGTGATCTCGCTTTCAAGATCTACGGCATCGTCCGTGACGATGTTGAACAAGTACCCCGCAACTCCCGGAGGAGGATTGTCTGGACGCACGATTGCCAGACGCGAGGTCTGAACCACCAACGTATTTAACGCGGAGAAAACGTCGATACCTTGAGTTGGGACGATGTTGTTCACGTTAGTAATTTATCCCCTGATACGCCGGAGATTGGTAGTAGGCATCCGAAAGACTCCGCTTTAATTCTCGGCTAATTAGTTCTGCCGTAGCCGTGGGATTTTTAGCTCCGTCAACTTGGATGTCCGCAGTTACCGTGACGTTGTTTTGATTAGTGCCAGATCCGATTTTAGAAGGCAGTGCCGGAGCGGTTGGACGAATATAGGTATTCTGATACTGGAGATTCTTGCTTGGCATATACAATAGCCAGTTACGAAGACCGTTTGCGATGTCGCGGATTAGCGGAGCTAGATCCGCAAAAAAAGCATCGTAGGTCATCTTTACCGCGACGGTAAGTTCCGACAACGCTTGAGCTGCCTCGCGGGTGTTCCTCTGCTGTTCATCGGACAACATCAAAGAGGAATCGAGAGCTTTGGAAATTTCCGGCCCGTACAAACGCAATGCCGAAAACAGCTCGTCGTTAATGCCGATGCGTTGAGCGCGGTAACGAGCTTCCTCCGTCGCCAAACCTTTCGTCTGATTTACAAAATCCTTTAGGATGCCCGCGACAGGCTGGAACGGATTGATCCCCGCAAATCCGAAAGCAGTCGGATCACCGCCGCCATACCGGATTTCTTGAGCCGCAGTCTGGAAACTCTTGGCGGCTTCCACAACGGCGTCGGAATTGATGCCCGCTTTTGCAGCGAACATCTCGAAGCCTTTAATCTCTGCAACCGATAGCCCGGTAGTGGCGCGAGCCTTGTCGGTGGAAACGGCGGAATCCAAAGCCGCTTTGCTCATGCGGATTATCGCCGTGGTAGCCGAGATAACCGCTTTGGAAAGTAGTGCCACCACTGCGCCCAATGCTCCCAACTGGGCAAACATCTTGAGGCCGGGAAAGGCTTTGGACAGACCCGCAAAAATCGAAGATCCGAAAGTTTCCGAAGCCGGTGCCGCTGGAGGCGGCGTAGGAGGTTTAACCGGCCCGATGAACTCCATCATCCCCGGCAAAGGGCGAGAAGGAGCCGGGGGTGTCGGGATAGCTATTTCTGACGCCGCACCGGGAGTCGCTGCCGGAGCCGCAGAAGTGCGGGGCAGTTTGATCTTCACCATCCCCAACTGCTTCAAAGCCGCTACCGCCCGCTCTGCTGACGCTGCGATATTGCTCAGAGTCGCCTCAAATGAGCGCATACTATCGAGGTCGCTGCCTTCGACCTTGAAACCTAGCTCGACGAATAGGGATGCAATTTTCACGGTTCTTTGTTAATCTCGATAGCAGTTTCCTCGTATTCGGCAAGGAATGTCGAATACTCCAACGTGGCTAGAACCACGTCCACGCTCATGTCCAAAATGGCCTCTACGCTGCCAAAGCCCTCCTTCGATAGCCGAAGGGCAATGAACAGCGCATTGTCCATTGTAATCCTTACTGCGGGGCGTTTTGTTCCGGCTTGTCGGCGCTCAAGAACGACAAGTCTAGGTTCACAAAAAAAGGGCGCAGCGTGTGCTTAATCACCTCCCACGCGACCGGCAGATAATCGGCGCGTGCTTCGTCGGGGGTGAATGTGTCGCGAGTGATCTTCATACTGTTGTAAGTAGATTTCATCGCACAGTCGAAGATCGCGTTCTCCAGCGCATCGGAACCGAGGAGCTGGAAAATGGCGTTCTTTAGACTGTTGATGTCCTTACCCGCAAAGGCCCGGAGATCGAGCGTGCTCAGATCGAGGTCAACGAGTTTGAGTTCGTTGACGATGACCTTGAACAGCTTCATCCCGTGGGCAAAGGAGGGCGTCCCCAGAATGAGGATCGCCCCACTTTTAAGCGTGATCGGCTCGCTCATACGTTAGAGTTGAGCGCGGTCAGCGTTCGAGAATTTCAAGGTGTAGATTGCGAGCGATTGCTCGGTATCACCCTCGACGTTCGACTTGGCGTTGACGGCTTTCGAGAAGATGCCGCCAGACGTGAAGTAGGTGTCGCTCATCACGCCGCCTAGACCATTGCCGACCCGTTTCACGAACTGACCCGTGAGAAGCACGGTAGCCGCGAAATTGGCGTTTTGGATGGCGAGGAGGCTGTTGAGGAAGGCATCGTCATTCGAGCCGCGAATGAGGCGAAGCGTGACATCGGCCATGCGACCGGTGGCGTTGAGAGCGTAGATGGCGTTACCGTTCTTGCCCACCTTGACGGCGGCAAGTTCGTTCGGGAACTCCAAGGTGGCGTTATCCGCATCACCGAAATCCGTAAGGACTCGGCCCGCGATTACGATGGTATCGTTACCAGTAAGAGAGACGACAGACATGGTTGGATTTGGTTAAGGGTTAGGCTTGGACGTTGACGATGACCGAGCTGGACTGGATCGCACCAGCTTCCTTGACGGCGATCTGGACGAGCGGAGCTTTGCGGGCCAGACGATCCGATTGGGATTGGGTGCTGACCGGGGCCGAGTAAAGGTAGAAACCGAGCTGGGTGATGTTGCGAGCGAAGACGGCAGGACTGCCAAAGGGGATCGCGCCATTCCAAGTGCCGGGGGCGGAGTAGCCGTTGACCACGGCTTGCGTGAGGACGTTGAGGTAAGCGCCACGGAGGACGGCCATGCCGGTTTCGGTCTGTGGGAGCTTGGTCGAGGTCGTCGCGATGGCGTTGAAGCCTGCAACTTGAAGGGCAAAAACCAACCAAGTGAGGTTGTACACCGAATCGTAGTAGGTGTTGCCACCGGTGCAATACACCTTGGAAAGACCGCCGATGTTGATGTACACGTCCGCGCCAACCGTTTCGCACTTGTCGAGGATGGTTTGAGTAATGCTGGGGTCGGGTAAGACGCCAATCAGCTCTTTCATGTGCATCGTGGCAGTCGTAAGGCTACCCGAGAAATCCGTGGACATTGCACGACCGGCATAAGCCGCCGCCATGTAGCGGGCTGCTTGCGCACTGACCGTGTAAAGCAAGCAACGGACGTAAGTGTAACCAGCGGTTTTAACGTCGTCGAAAATCTCGCCGGTATTAACCGACGCCGCAAGATACGAAGAAGCGAACAGCATCTTGCGCAGAGGCTGCACCACCGCAGCGGCGGTTAGGATCTGAGCGTCCGTAGGAGCGTAACCCGCCCAGAGCACGCCGCCAAAGAACACCAGAGGTTGAAGGCGAGCAATAGCCTCGGCAAGCGTTTCGCTTGAACCTTGATTGGCGATGATGAGCGAGCCACCACCAGAAACGATGTTGGGTTGCTGCGAAAAGACGAGATTCGCCATTGCGTACACTTCCGAAGAAGTGCCCCAATCCGTAGCAACGTCGGTAGGGTTGAGATACACGCCAAAAGTGCCGGGGGAAACCACAGCAGTTTCTTTGGTGAGGATGAGGAGGTTGTTGATTTGAAAATCCGACAAGCCCGCAGGGGCTTCGGATACGGAAATCGTAACGACGTTACTGATGTCGATTGGGTTAGCCATGATAGTTTATGGTTGAGTGTGAATGGAAGGATCTTGAATGGTGCTGTAATACTCCACTCTCCGTGACTGTGAGTAGCCACAGAGGATGTTAAAGGTCAAATTGTATCGGTTAAGCCGTGACGCGCCGTCGATCTCTGAAACGTCCATGAGCGAGGTGGGCAGATAGCCGATCTTAAAAGAGTAGCGTTCCTGAGCTTGTTCAGCGGCGTCACCGTTAAGGGCATACAGAACCTCGTGATTACGGACGCGGGCAGTGTTGTTCTGACTAAAAATCAAAACCGAGTAAGTTTCCTGCACGTTCATGGATTGAACTTGCAAAAGCCCGCCCAGTTCTTCCGTGACTGACTGGTACGTCTTGCTGAGACCAAAAGGCTTTTTTGAGATCAAACCGACGTTCACAAACAGACCGTCGTCAGGCGGGAGGTTCCATGCCTGATTGTACAAGTACACGCGATTCGGAGCCAAATCCATCTGGGTTTGGATCAAGTCCGCGATGACTTTGATGTACTCAACTTGTGACGACATAATCTTGGACGAGTTCGTAGTAGATGTATCCGTAATCCGAATACCCCTTGTCCGACATTACCCGGTATTTTTTACCGTCTAAAGTGAAATCCTCGCCCGGTGCCAGATTGACGTTGGGCGTGGTGTGAAGCATATTCCAGTTCCACGCACGTTGACCCTCGGGCTTGATCTTGAGTTCGCGTCCGGTGAGCGGCTGGATCACGCCTTGGCATTGCAGCGGCACAAATACGACCTGTGCTTCGCGATCAACTAGCGTGGTGATGCGGCGCACTAGCTCCATCGGACGGAACCATCCGGTGATGGTAAAGCCCATGTTGGGCAGCGGACTCGCAGCGGAGACCGAACCTTTGTTCGCACAGGGGATGCCTAAACTGGGGATCATATGACTCGGGAAGTGACTGCTTTTCGGAGTTGAGCGGAGTCAATCAGGATGCGGGACGAACCTTTGCGCTGGATCGTGCGGGGTCTGAGCGCAGGCCATTGGCCAAATCCGCCAGTGGCGAACGCCTCCTGCACGGTTTCCTCGCCCATAACGCCCAGCAGTTTGACGGCAGACTTGACGCCCGTCATGCGGATGCGGCGAAGCCAATCGAACTTCAATATCTCGCCCATCTGAGTCATAAGGGGCATCCGCAAAAACGACCGCTCGGGCAGATTCGTGTCAGGGTTGCCGAACTCATGTTGAAAACCGAGAGACGGATTGTCGCCAATCTCGCCGCGTCCGGGTTTGCGAAAAGCAGTGTCCTCAAACAAACCGACCTCGGCTTTGTAGGTTTGAAGATCGTGGAGCTGCTTGCGCAGCTTGGCGAAGCCTGAGAAGTCTCTTTTGACCTTGTTCACGGCAGGGTATCGCGGTGGAAGCTCGCGAAATTGCCGATGAGTTGAGGCGAGACCAATTCCAAGAACTGCGCCCCGTAGGTCGTTTTCGACAACTTGGAAAGATAGGGACTCTTCAAGATCCGGTCGGGGATGCTGTAAGACTCCGTGACGTTGCCCACCGTCTTGCTTTGGGTGAGCCATTCGGCTTTGCCGTTCATGCCCATGCCGCCTGCAAGCAGGTCTTCGCACAGGTAATGCGCGGACAGAAGACTGTACGCGATGGTGAAACCCGCCTGCGAACTCCACAGGGCTTGGGTCATGTTGAAACTGGCGGCTTTGTTCTGTGCGCTGGCGATGTCGAAATCCGTCACCTTCGAGGTGTCCGTATTGTCGCCGCGACCATTGGAAACGTAGATCGTCGGTACTTGGGTGTAGCCGTAACCCGTGCGGACGATGGTGACGCCGGTGATGACACCGGAGGTGAGCGAAGCGGTAATGGCCGAGCCGATACCGTTGCCACCTTGGGCGATCACGGTGGGGGTTCCGGGATAGCCGGAACCGCCAGCGGTGATCGCGATGGAAAGTATGCCACCACCGGGGTTAGACCCGATGGTGGGAGTGAGCACTGCACCAACCCCACCGCCCGCGACCGGCACAGCGTAAGGGAAATCCCTTACGAACTGTGTTTTGAAATCGGGGACAGTTGGGAGGATGTAGGCCACAGGAACATTAGACTAGGGTTTCAGCCTTGGCCTTGCTCGCTTTCGCGGGCTTGGCAGCAAGCTGGGCTTCTAGCTCTTCGATGCGTTTCTGAGCAGCGGCAAGGTCAGCGTCTTTGCGACCGGCGGATTCGATGGCTTCCTTGTCCGTGGAAACACGGTTGGGGAACATCTGAATCCACTTTGCAGCAATCTCAGGAGCAACTTTACCGAAGGAGCCCCCAGCAACGAAGTAACTGACCTTCGTGCCGTCCGCCAACACCAGATCGTGTCGGAGGGCTCCTTCGGCGCTATTGTAGATGCGGACAAGCTCCTCGGGGGAAGGAGCTTTTTCACGGAGTTCGGGTTGGGCTTTCATTAGAACGTGAACAGCAGGGTTTCGAGAGCGCGGTAGAAACCGACGCCGGTGTATTGACCATAAGCAACGTCTTGGAACTGGAAGTTGTTGACGCTGTTTGGCTGGGTCGTGGTGTAATCCACGGGGATGTCCATGCGGATGGACTCTGGGTCGTAGCGGAGCAAGCAATAGACGTGCTTGTTCAAGCCAGCGACGGCGTTGTTTGCCGGAGTGCCGTAGGCATTGGGCAGGATCTTAAAGTTTGGCCCGCAGATCGCCTTGAACGCCTGCTCAAGATAATTGAGCTTTGGGATGTTCGGGTAGGTCGAGCTGACTGGGGTCATCAAGCCGAGGTAGTCATCATACGGGATGATGAACGAGGTCGGCAGCACGGTGCTGTTCGTGTTCGCGAAGTACACCGCAAGGATGTTCTGCACGAAGGTAGCGAACTCCGATGCGCTCATCGAACTGATAAGTTTGATGATGGTGCTGGTGTCCGTGTTGACGGAGGTCGTGGTGAAGAGACCGGGGACGACCGACGGGGTGAGCGTCGAGCCGA